GGGTCTGACATCACTAGAATATTTGAGTAATAAGAAAGTTTTCTTTTTCTCTTTCTAGCAATATCTTTATCACTATCAACACCAGTATTCCACAATCTTGTGTTTTCTTCGGACACAGGATCCTTTTGACTTAATGTTGTTAATGAGTTCTCAATATACCAGCCGCCTTTATCTTGGAAAGCATGAGACCAAACTCTCTGCCAAGGTAAATCTTCTCCCTCTTTGGCAGGTAGAAATCTGATTACTGCATAACCATTACCAGTTTTATCTAGTTCAGGTTTCCAAATTCTCTCGTCTTGATATTTGTTTTTGTTTGATTGATCCTCTGGATTGAGGTTCGATTCAAGAGCTTTAGTTAATTTGTCAAAGCCACTTGAAGATGATTTTAATGCTTCAAAATCCATATTATTTTCTCCTTTGTATTAATTGTATTATTATATTTGTGTTCCCTATATTATCGGGATCATTATTATTTATAAGTGTTTTAAATGTATTTACCAGATTTTAATCTTTTATGTGCTCTACCTGGCTTAACTAATCTATTCTCACCCTTTGGCCACCTCATTTCAATCTTCAATAAACTTCCATCGGTTTTCAAAATTTCTATATTGTGTCCATTAGTTTCACTTCTATCCCAATATCTGACATAGTTGTTAATTTTAATAGTTTTAGTTTTATTACTTTTCATAAGACTATTCAACATTTTTATACTCATAACACCTAATATAACACAAACTGACTATATTGTCAATGCTCCTTTAGCTTACTAGTGTTTCCATAGTAGGATAGTCAATATAGAAGACGTTTTTAAGGCCTTCCCACTCTTTAATTGGTTTACTAATATTATCACTGCCAGTATCAGCCTCTGGATTGACTTTATAAAACGTCACATCTGGATTGTTAACCATTAATGATTTCCATTGATTGATCCAATTATCTACTGGTACTTGTTGTTGTTCTTTTAGACCATAGTATTTGGTATCTTTGTATAGATTGTTTATCTTGTCATCATTACTAGCCATATCTTGGCCAATTAAAAATAGTTCTAAACTGATCTTCTCATCTGGTTTCTCTGCCTTTGGTTGTTTTTCTTTTAATATAGCAATTGCACCAGCAGTAGCGCCAGCAGAAAATCCCCAATCTCTTGGTTTCATTACATCGTCTATAGATTGTTCTTTACTATCTATTGAGCACCAACTAACATCTACAGCAGTATGATTTACATTTTTAGACTCTATGTCTTTGTTCTCTTTTAATATCTTAACTGCACCTGATATATTAGACCCATGCATTACAAACTCTTGGCAATCACCTCTCTCATTTGAGTTAATCAATTTGTTTTCTTTAACTACAGCCATTTCTTCAGCAGTTATTGAGGCGCCTGCATTTATAACAGACTCATATATTGGTGCTGGTAATCTTGTCCAACCTCTTAAATATGTTTCATTGTTTTGGCAATAACCACTATTGTATATTTCATGGCATATACCTTGATCAACTGCAACTAAAACATCTGGTGTAAAATCTCTATACAAGGCATTACAACCATATGTCCTACCTTTTTCTTTTAGATTATTTAAATTATAATTCTTACGACTTTCGCCATTACCTATTACAAATACACTAGACATAAGATTTTAAAATTCCTATCATTAATACCATTGCTAAACTTGTGTTCAGTACCATTAGAGCTCTGTCGTGCCATAGTATTCCTACCCATAACCAACCCAATGTACCTGCAAAACTGAAATATAAATCAAACATATGAAACGCACCACCACTGGCTCTGAAACACACTGCTGATAATATCAATATACAACTCAACCATTTTAAGTACCATGAAAAATCATGTAAAGGTGTTATTTTGTTTAACACTTTTTCTGATTTAACTTCTTGTTTAACTTCTTTTTTATTTCTCAATTTTACTATCGTCTTTTTTAAATTTGCTATTTCTTTCATATCTTTCCATAATCCATCATTCGTCATCTTCTTTATCCTTGTTGTTTAAAACGTACCAAATTATTGTTAACCCTATCGTCATCACAACAATACCAGTTAACAATAATCCAAATCCGTCGGCCGCTGTCAATTACTTAACTCCTAGACCTTTCTTCATTACATCATATACAATCTTTTTCCAATTGTAGTGTTGATCTACAGAGTTAACTACAATAATATTACCTGTGTCCATGTCCATTACAATCTGTTGACCAGCATGACCACCCATAGACCATACTACTCTACTCTTATCTATTCCAACAGGCGTCATATGAAATTGACCACCATATTCTTTAGTGTAAGATTCCATCTGTTTTAACTCAAAACCTGTTTTACTATTTTTAGTAATTCTGTTATCGTATAAAGTTCTTAAATAATCACCAATACAACTATCAGAGTTATAATCTTCTATAATTTGTTTTGCTATTCTTAAATAGTCATGTGACGTAGCATAAAAAGTAAATCTAGAATTTCCCTCTTTAAAGTCTGCTGACGACCATGTAGTCTTTTGAAAACTAACTCTATCTTTAACACCAATGTGATCTCTAAAGATTGAAGTTAAAAATGCCTCATATTCTTGAGCATTGTCAAACTTACTAATAAAATAATTGATTGCAACATGTGTTGCTAAAGCACTATAATTATATGGTACTTTGTCATCTTTTGTTGTACCTTTAAAATACTTATTCATAGTCACAGCAATAGAGTGTTTTTGAATAACTTGATCTGCTTTACCTTTGATAGCACCATCTGTACTAGTTTTTACATTACCAAAATTATATTCACCTACAAAGTTATGATCTCCTGCTTTCATGTTTAATATTTCTAACAAAGTATTGTCAGCATATAGTGTATCATTTAAAACATTCCAATCTGAAACTGATTGAGTCACACTACCAATATAACCTTTACAAACACCATGACCAATAACATATGAAACCAAACTTTTACCCATAGAATTTGATCTTAATAAGCCATTGTTTTTTTTGATCTCATCTGTATAATTAGATTTATCTACAATGATTTTACCGTCTTGATAAATTAAAACGTTAACTAGACCAGTTTTGTCATTGTTTTTTAATTCTTTATCTACTAATTTTGTGTACTTGTTTTCTTCTATTAGTTCAGTTTCTAATTTCTCATAATTTTGAGAACCATCTGAACCATATTGATATAATTTATACATCTGGTTAAAAGACTTGTGGTGGGCACTAGCTATGCTAGATAAACCAAACCATAATAAGATGTTTAGTGTGATAATAAATGTTATATATTTTTTCATAGTGTTTTCCCTTTTGTTATTGGTATAATATACACTATTTTTAACAAAAAGGCAAGTAAATAACAACCAGAACATTCAGCGAACAAACACGTCCTTTAACGTTAATTTGCACTCTGTTTGGTTGAATTTAACGAATTTCTTGTATTTTTTGAGTCTTTTTGAGAGTATAGGCCAAATAAATTTCTCTGTAATCTGTTTGTCCCAACGTTTGGCAAATCCTAGAAAATGGTCTAAAATTACCGTAGTCTGGAAGGCTATTTTTTTCTTAATAAGAAGTTGTAGCAACCGTGGATGCTGGCCAGTAGAACAGCCCAAGCCATCATCAAAAGAAAGAGAGCGAGCAGTGAAGTCATCATTAATCCGTAAGCAATCGCCTCTAAAGTGGTAACCAGTACCATCTGTATATTTTTTATAATTGAGATAAACTTGTTTTCCATCTTTTCTTAATAAATTACCGACCCATTGTCTATCGTCATCTAAAAAGTTAGCAACGAAGAAGTCTGTTATTTCATATTTATCGTATTGCTTACTTAACTTATGGAAGAAATATCTATCATTACGTTTGGTAAATGTCTCTAATTTACAATTGACTTTACCACCATAATTAAAATAATCATAATTATCTGTTGTAAAATGTAATTTTATTGCCAGATAAGTTTTAAATACTTCAAATCCATCATGCATTCTATACCGGTAGCGATCCTTGTTTTGGTATGTTTAATAATTTTAAATTAATCGCCTCTACTTTCAATTTTTCTTTTATCTGTTTATTGATAAATGAGTTTACCTTACCTGGGTCTAAATCTTTTTGGTCACATAAATGTATAATGGCGTCCATGTAAGATATCTTTTCTTTTCTAACGCAAGTTTCTATCTCTTGTGAGAAAGTCTTGCTGTTCATTTTGATCATTAATTTTCCTTTGTTTTTAGTTCAGTTCTATTAAACGTATGATACATAATACACGTTGACTCACCTGATGGTATATCAACCGTACCAACTAATTGATCTTCTTTTGAATACATTGAAATCATCATCACTGGCTCACCTTTTGGTTGAGCACCTGCTCTGCCTAAACTTGCGTTCTCTAATGTAAAACCTTTTCCTGAAATAAATTTGTGTACATAGTTTGGGTGTCCACATATTACAGGCATTGTACTAGGTGCTAGGTTAGGATTATTTTCGTATTCGTACTTTGGTTTTTCCTCTCCCGAGGCTGCTGTACATAGTAGTACAAACAGGAGGATTAATTTTTTCATTACACTTTTTTTCCATTTAGTTCCTCATAATGTTTGTAAAACGCTTGTATTGATTCACCTAATTTTTCTTCATAAGGCGCTCTTTGTTTTACAAAAGGCGTCATTGTACCGTCTTCGCCAGCAATTAGAATAACAAGTTGATCTATCTTTTCACCAAATAATTCTTCATACATGATTGAGTAAGCACATGTTTGTAAGAAATAATTCTCAATCCAAGACTCTTGTCTTTCTTTGTTTGCTGTTTTGAAGTCTATTACAGAAAGTTTACCGTTATACTCTGCAATACAGTCCACTTGGCCAGCAATGGTTAATTTTTTACTATACATTATCGTCTCTAGACAATGTATATTATTTATCTGATCAACGTATGGTTTTAACAATCTAAACATGCCTAAAGGTAACACACTTCTCTCACTTGGTGTTTCGCCTTTTAGATATTGTTCTACTAATGTATGTGTAGCTTTACCACGTCTGGCAGCTCTACCCATTTCCCAATTAGCAACGTCTTCACCTATACTATCTCTCCATTTTTGTAATTCTTTTTTCTTTTGAATACCAAGTACAGTAGTTATTGATGGATAGTTCTTACCGTTTATATCGTAAAATCTGAATCCATCTATTTTCTTACCCTTTGTTTTAGGTAATTTGTTTTTATCAAGTTCTATAAATTTAAATTTGCTCATAATGTTTTCATCCTATCATTTTTGCGTTATTTTGTCAAGCCTAATACACTTCGTCTATTGCCCATTGTCTTTCCTGACACCACCAACATGTACCACTACAACCAGGATCAGGTACAATACATGAAGCTGTCATATCTAACAGATCGTCAAGACCATGGTCAGCATATGATTGTATTATAAATCTCTTATCAATTGTCTTATATGGTGCTAAATCGTCTTCTTGTTTATTCAATTCATCCCAATATAAACCACCAGGCAAACGTACTAGTTCGTCTGGATGACCTTGTGTCTTGTTAAATCCTTTTTGTATGTCTTCAGGTGGACCCATTGATATACCATGAATAGTATAATCAACTATCTTTTCTTCTAACATAACTGAAAATGGTTTAATGTAAGTATGTTTGGTTGGTGCTTTACCACCATCTGTATCAAATACTACTGATAAAGGCCACTTGATATTAACAAATGGAAATTTATTTCTAATGTAGTATATGATTTTAGGTATCTGTTGTCCGTCACCAGGTGCCCATAGGTCAAGACCATTGTATGGTTGTATAGTGATATTTAAATCTTGTTCATTAATAGTATTTGCAATAAGATAGCACAACATGGTACTATCAGCACCACCTGACATGGCAACTGCAACAGTTTTATCTTTAAACTTATCAACATCTTCAAAGATGTTTATAGTTCCAAAATTGTTCTTATACTCCATAATATAATCATATTGACCTATACAATTGGTAATGGTCGTTAATTAATGCCGAGGATTCTCTTAATTTATCTCGGTCTTGCCTTCAACTAGGTTTGTATTCAGCATAACAAGTTTTACCAGTTTCATTTCTGTATGCTCGTAAAATTTGTTTTCTGTTATCTTCACTCTTATATGAACAGTGAATCCACCCACTGTTAGGTTCGTCTAACTTGTGGTATTCCAAGATCATCTGGTCAAATTCTAGGTTTTCTGATATCCATTTACATAATTCAGCGTTAGACAATCCAAAGATTTCAAAATCCGCCGCCTCTGCTTTGGCGTGCTGTGAATTTTTGCTTGAGCCAATTGCCTCACATAACTCTACACTACGATACCCACTGGATACTGATACCACTTTGCCATAATGATCTCTTACTTTTTGTAGTACATTTTCACATAGTAGTTTTAACTTTTCAATCTGGTCTTCGTTAGGGTTATTATTAATACCCTTACGTTCAGCTGTTTGTGAAGCTGTTAATTCTTTTAAACTAAAATTATTACTTAATTTCATTTTATCCTCTCGTTATTTTTAATACTTTCTCTATCTGTGCCTTAATAATAGGACCTCTGTTAGGCCAATGTATGTAAGGTTCAGTTGTTTTCTGTAGATTGTATAAAAAAGGTAATATTATCTTCTCTAGTTCTTTAAATTTCGTTTTTGTGTCTTCGTCTGAAATTTCTTTTGTGATAGTATCCTTTTCTGCCACGATTTGCATTATTTCGTTCATCATGGACTTTATAGATGAAACGTCTGTCTTTACCTTAGCTATTTCTAAACTAGCGTCTTCCATTGGTTTTGTATCAACCACTGGTACTTCCTGTTTAGGCATAGATGATACAGGAGTCATTCCCCAATCATCGGTAAGGTCAAAACCTCTCATGTAATCTGGTAAATCTTTAGCCATTTATTTTTTCCCCTTTGCTTGTCTTTTTAGGTGTTTCTGTACAACATTTCTTGTTGCAATTTCTTTAGCTGATCTTTTTCCATATCTCTCAGCTAATGCACTAGTCGGATGTTTTTCTGCAATACGTGATAAGTTGTCTTTCCAACCACCATCGTTCTTCATATTGACACCCATTACACCACCGGATATATTTATGACTTGTGGTACTTGGATTATGTGCTTATTTTTACTTAAATATTCTTCCATTTCTGCAATGGTCATCATTTCTGTATATTCTTTTTTAGTTCTTTTATTTTTAAACGTGTATATTGGCACTTGCTAACCTTATTATTCTTTGTATTAATTCGCCTAGACCATTTTGTCTTTGCATTGTTAATAACTCTCTGATACCTAATGGTACAAAACTATCAACTGTTAACTCGGCAATTTCTGTTGCTTGTTCATTGTTAACAATATCGGTAACCACTTTGGCAGTACCTCTAGTTATATGAGCGTCACCATCAACTTTATATATCATTGTACCATCTTCTTGTTTACCACCAATTATCCATAACTTACTGGCACAACCTC